AAGAAGATTCCGAAAAAGAAGGTGCTTCTGGTTCAGAAGGTGAAGGTGAAGAGTCCGAAGATTCTTCTGAAGATGGGTCTGGTCTTAGTCAAAGAGATGCTGCCAACAAAGAGTTGGAAGATAGGTATAAAGAAGCAATGGAGAAAATGGAGAAGAAGAACGAAGAGAATTCTGAAAGTTCTAAGTCTTCAACTGGTATGGAAGGTGGATATGGAAATGCTTTCGGTGAAAGAGACAATATGGCATCTGGCCCAAGTTCTCTTACTGATGATAATTTTCGTGAGAAGGAAGAAGAGATGGCGGACATGAGTGATTCCGTTCTTGTTCCTAATTATCTTTCATTTCCAAAGTTAAATCTTGATGCAATTGTCATCGATCACAAGAAAGTTCACGAAGAGTTGAATTCCTATTATGGAACAATGGATAATGCGATTGATGCAGGAACAAAACTTCTGAAGAAGTTTAAGACTGCAAATGATAAGATGGTCAATTACATGGTCAAAGAGTTTGAAATGAAGAAGGCTGCGGATATTCATCGTAGAGCCTATAATTCAAAGAAGGGAACTCTTGACATGAATAAGATCCATGCATACAGATATAGTGAAAATCTGTTTCAACAGATCACTTCTTTTCCAGAAGGAAAGAATCATGGAATGGTAATGCTCATTGATTGGTCTGGTTCTATGAACAATTGCATGGCCGATACAATTGAACAGTTGATTAACTTGACAATGTTCTGTTCAAAAGTTCAGATTCCTTTTGAAGTGTATGCATTTTCTGATCATTATCGTGATTGGAAAGATGAAGATAATCTTGAAACGTGGGAAAGACGCGATGAACTTCCTTATGATGTAAGTTTTACTGGAAAGAAAATTGCAAATTATAACACTAACGATATGGTAGTTTGTAAGAATACAAAGTTAGTCAATCTCTTTTCTTCTAGAATGAGAACAAGAGAATTGAACAATGCATATCGAAATCTTCTTTTAGTTTCGGAAGGATTTTCTACTCGTTACAACTACTACTACAGTAGAAATAATGAATATTACGGAATGCCGGGGAATTTCTCTTTAGGGGGAACTCCTTTGAATGATGCAATCATAATGATGAAGTCTGTAATCGATGAATTCAAAATCAAGTCAAGAGCTCAAATCGTTAATGCAGTTATCTTGACTGATGGTCAAAGTAATCATTCTAATCAATATCTTGATTCAACGAATATTGTTAGTCGATATGATCGTAGATCACTTCATATTGATGATAAAGTATCCAGAACAAGAACATATCCCATTTCTACGAATGGTAGAGTAAAAAGAGAAACAGATATTCTGCTTGAAGGATTGAAGAATTCTCTTGGAATTAATCTTCTTGGATTTTTCTTGACTACTGGTTCTGGAAGAAGAATGGCCGGAAATTTAAGTTATGTGATGGAATCATATCCTACTGATGCAGATATTGCAAAATTCCGAAAAGACAAATTCATTATTGAAAAGAATGGTGCTTATGATGAACTCTATATCATCAACACCAAAGGTCTTGAGATTGATGAAGTTGATCATATTGGAGAAGTTGAGGTAGGATCTTCTAAAGCTGAAATCCGAAAGGCTTTGAAAAAGAATACCAAAAACAAGTTGAAGAATCGTGTACTTCTCAATGCATTTATTGAGAAAGTTGCGTGAAAAAACTTGACATTACTGTCAGAATTTGGTATAATATAATTATGAAAGTGAGAGAGGATTTACCTCTCTCCGTTTTGAACCTCCCACATGGAGATTATTTGTTATGATGAATGTGAATATGACTCCCGCAAGAAAGAAATTTGTTGAAGTTGCACAGGCCGAGTTCGGTGAAGGTGCAGTTCTTTCTAAGGAGCAAGTTGTCGATGTAAAAGAGAAAAACAGTTTAGGTTGGCCGAGTTGGTTTGTACGTTCTCCTTATAAGGTTGCAAGGGGTATGTATAAACTTCCTACTATGGATGGAAACTTGGAAATCGAAGTTTCTATTATTCCTACTGAAACAGTTGTAGAAGATACGACTGTCGCACTTGCGACTCATGCAACTGCTGCAAGAGTTGAAACGGCTGATATGGTTACTAACGTAATCGAATTTCCTAAAAATGCAACTGAATCTTATGTTCCTTCAAAAGTTGATGGTTACGTAAAGTTTGGACATTTTTCGGATGTAAAGACTATTAAGAAGTCTGGAAATTTTTACCCTATCTTCATTACTGGTTTGTCTGGAAACGGAAAGACCATGATGATTGAACAGATTCATGCGGAACTGAAGAAGGAACTTTTCAGAGTGAACATTACCATTGAAACTGATGAAGATGACCTGATTGGTCACTATGCATTGGTTGATGGTCGAACAGTTTGGCAAGACGGGCCAGTTACTATGGCCATGGAACGTGGTGCAACTCTCCTTCTGGATGAAGTTGACCTTGCGTCTAACAAGATTATGTGTCTCCAGCCTGTTCTGGAAGGAAATCCACTTCTGATTAAAAAAGAAGGAAGAATTGTCCGTCCTAAAGCTGGTTTTACAGTCATGGCGACTGCAAACACCAAAGGTAAAGGTTCTGAAGATGGTCGATTTATCGGAACTAACATTCTGAACGAGGCTTTCCTTGAGAGATTTCCAATTACAATGGAACAGGAATATCCTTCCATTTCAGTTGAGAAGAAAATTGTCACAAAGTTGATGACAAATCTTGGATGTCTTGATGAAGAGTATGCTGGGAAACTGGTAGACTGGGCAGATCTGATTCGTAAAACCTTCTATGATGGTGGAGTTGATGAGATCATTGCGACTCGTAGATTGGTTCACATTGTCCATGCATTTTCAATCTTCAAGGATAGAATGAAGGCCATTGCAATGTGTGTTGCAAGGTTTGATGATCAGACCAAAGATACCTTCATGGACTTGTACTCTAAGTTGGATGAAAAAGTTTCAATGCCTTCTGATGAAACAGAAGAAGGTGAGACTTCAGAGACAACTGAAGAAGAGGAAACACATCAACCTTTTTAAGAGCTATATATACTATAGGGTGTTGCTTGGAGGGGCAGCATCCTATTGTCATATCTACTGAATTATAATGGAGAATTATGGAAGTAAAAATTGGTATAGATGAATTGAGAGAGAAAAGAATAATGGTATGCACTCCGATGTATGGTGGAATGTGTTCTGGTTTGTATTCTAAAGCCTGTGCAGATCTATCTACACTTGCAACCAAGTATAAAATGGATTTGAAATATTTCTATCTTTTCAATGAATCACTCATTCCTAGAGCAAGAAATTATCTGGTTGATGAATTTATCAGAGATGAAAAATACACTCATCTGATGTTCATTGATGCAGATATTCATTTTGATCCAAATGATGTGCTGACTTTGGCTGCATTAGATAAGGACATTATCGGTGGGCCATATCCAAAGAAATGTATTGCGTGGGAAAAAGTACGTTCCGCAGTTGATGCAGGACTTGCAGATGAAGATCCTAATGTTCTGGAAAATTATACAGGGGATTATGTATTCAATCCTGTAGAAAATACTCACAAAATTAAAGTAACAGAGCCAGTTGATGTTCTTGAGATCGGAACTGGTTTTATGATGATCAAGCGACAAGTATTCACGGATTTTGCAGAAGCATATCCTCAATTCAAATATACACCAGATCATAATCGTTCAGAAAATTTCAAAGGTGATAGAGACATTCATGCATATTTTGATACTGTGATTGACTCTAAAGCTTATTTGGGTGATATCTCTGGTGAAAGTAATCGATATCTTTCAGAAGATTATTTCTTCTGTCAGTTTGTTAGGAGAATCGGTTATCAAATTTACCTATGCCCATGGATGAAAATAAGTCATATGGGTTCGTATAATTTTAGTGGTTCGATGCAAAGTCTGGCCAATTTAGATTTTGCAGGACACGGCATAGACAATGAAACAAGGGTGAAAGACTTTGAAAAACGTAGAAGAAAAATCAAACAAGCAAGCAAGAAAAAGAAAAAAGGTTGATTACGTATTCGATGAGGGAAAGTATTTAAGTGAAATATGGGATTCAATAGATAAGACTTACACTTCCCATTATGCCCAAAACAAAATACAGTCAACAGAATTTATTTCTGATGCAGGACATGGTGAAGGTTTCTGTATCGGTAATATAATTAAATACGCTCAAAGGTATGGAAAAAAGGGTGGATTTAATAGAAACGACTTGACAAAAGTCGCTCATTATGTTATTATTATGTTATACCTACATGATAACCATTACAAACGTGAAACTCAAGGAGAACACGATGAAGTTAAGTAACGATACAGTAGGGTTTTTGAAAAATTACGCTACTATAAACCAAAGTTTGGAATTTCGTGAGGGAAATCTGTTAAGAACTGTTTCCCCATTAAACACTATTCTCGCCTCAGTAGAGATTAGTGAGGACTTCCCAAAGACATTTCCAATTTACGAATTAAATCGTTTTCTTGGAACTCTGTCTCTGTTCAATGATCCAGATTTGGATTTTACAGAAGAAGGTGTGACTATTTCAGATCCTTCACATGAGGCACAATATCGATATTGTGGAAGTAGTTCAATGTTCCAAACACCGCCTGAGAAAGATATTTCCTTTCCAGATCCAGATGTTGAATTCACTCTTGAAAAAGATGTATTCAAAAAGACCATTAACGCTGCAAACACTCTTGGACTTCCAGAAGTAGTTGTAGAAGGTAATGGAACTGAAACTCGATTAGTTGTATCTGATACTGGTAATACATCTTCAGATCGATTTTCAACAGGAGTCGGCCCTACCGATAAAACTTTCCGAATGATCTTCAAGACTGAAAACTTGAATAAAATTATGGAAGGTACTTATGATGTGAAACTATCATCAAAACGAATCTCACATTTCAAGAGACAGGCGGACACCCTAAATTATTGGATAGCCTTAGAACAAAACTCTACTTTTGAGGGATAAGTTTAATTACACTATGAAAGGTTTTTTGATATGGATAATTTCTTGTGGGTCGAAAAGTATCGGCCTAAAACCATCGATCAATGTATCTTATCTGATACGATCAAGGGAACTCTTGAAGATTTAGTCAAGGAAGAAAAAGTTCCTAATCTCATGTTCACGGGCCCTGCTGGTGTTGGTAAGACAACTGTTGCCAGGGCAATCTGTGATATGACAAATTCCGATTATATTATCATCAATGGTTCTGATGAGGGTAGAATGATTGACACTCTCAGAACTAAAATGACACAATTCTGTTCTACTATTTCCTTACAGGGTGGAAGAAAAGTTGTGATCATTGATGAGGCAGACTACATGAATCCAGATTCGGTTCAACCGGCCATGAGGGGATTCATAGAAAAGTTTGCAGACAATTGTTCTTTTATATTCACTTGTAATTACAAGAATCGTATAATCGAACCAATTCATTCCAGATGTGCAGTAGTGGATTTCACTTCTCCAAAAAGTGAAAAACCAGCAATTGCACAACAATTCATGATCCGTTGTGGTGTTATTCTTTCCGAAGAAAACGTTGAACATGATAAGAATGTAATTGCAGCTCTGATAAACAAACACTTTCCAGATTTCAGAAGGGTGTTGAATGAGATGCAACGATATTCTACATCTGGCACAATTGATTCTGGAATCCTTGCAAATATAGGAGAACTGAACCTCAATCAATTAGTTACGGCTCTGAGAGAAAAGAACTTCCCTAATATGAGACAATGGGTCACATCAAATGTTGATAATGATCCTGCATCTGTGTATCGTAAAATCTACGATAAATTGTATGAAGTTGTCGATAAGGGGTCTATTCCTCAAGCAGTCTTGATTATTGCAGATTATCAGTATAAATCTGCATTTGTTGCAGACCAAGAGATTAACTTGGTTGCTTGCCTGATAGAGTTGATGGCGGAATGTGAGTTCGCATGAGCCCTTTTGAATTTATAAATCAAATCAACTATGGGAAGAAGAATCTCATGGATGAAACACCAGAGTTGGAGAAGGATTACAAACCTTTTATCGTGAATAGGGGGCTAAGTTTTAATCATGATACTGCGCTATATGCAAACGAAATGAACTTTCGTAGTTATGCAGACCACAAACTTCAATTTGACTTTTTTCTAAATAGTATTAGACCAAAGAAAAGATATGGTAAATGGTTGAAAAGGAAAAAAGAGAATA